TTTTATAACTGCAAGCCTTCCGTCAGATAAAGTTATTTCTTTTGTCATTTTTTCTCCTTTGTAAAATTATTTTTATAGATATTGATTATTTGTCGCAAATATGATACAGTGTGTTTTTATATTCCAGTTGATATAAATCAAGTCAGGAAGATGATATTACCAAAGCCAAGATATACTTAAAAGAATATAAAGGAGGCAACCATGACAAATAAAAACCTAACTTCTTGGGATAATTATATCAATGAATCTTTGCAAGATGATTGCGAAGCTGTTGCATACCTTGAACTTGCAATTGAAGAATATCAAGAAGATGGAGATACTAAATCTTTAATGAGAGCAATTCAAAGAGTTGCTGAAGCTAAAGGTGGAATATCTAAGTTGGCTGAAAAAACTCAATTAAATCGTCAAAATTTATATAAAATATTCTCAAATAAAATTAGTCCACGTTTTGATACTCTTACAAAAATTTTAAGAGCTCTTGGTTTCACATTTTCACTTAAGTCATTTGATACCTCCAAATCTTGTGTATAAGTTTATTAACCACCTATATTTTTCTTAAATTTAGCCAACATATCCACAGTGTTTACTTTATAGATATTTTGAAGAACGTCTATTTCAAATATATCTACACCGTCAACGATTAACTTTGCATAAGTGACAGACATTGTTGTTTCATACTCTGCATTTTCTTGAGGTTTGATTGTTCCAAGTGGAAATTCTTTAAAAGTCCCCATAATAATAGCAGTCGCAGGAACTTCATCTGTTCTTCCTGATGCGTTATATGTTTCCAAAGAGGCTCTTACTTGAATCAATGTTGAAGTAAACGGATTTGCTGCTAATAACATAACTTCAGGATAAAGTGCATTCCATTTTATTTTGCACTCTAGTTTGTCAATCCCAGAGAAAAACTCAGCACTTCCTACCATACCAAGTGCTTTATGCTCAGCCATTTTGTGTTTTATTTGAGGAAGCTGAACTTCTTCTGCTCGTCCTAGCAAATTAACACCATCCATATAAACATTAGCATTTGTTAATTTATTAATTTTAATTTTGCTCATTTTGTTTTCCTTTTATATAAAGACCACATTCTCCAACTCCAATAGGTGAATAATGGAGTATAACGATTTCTTGACTTATAGCTTGTATAAGAGGACATCTTTTGCTATTTTTGCAAGTTTGACACAAGTCATATTCTTCACAACTAACAACAAGTTCTCCCCAAGAATTAACTTCAGCTTTCATCTATGACCCCAACGACTCAAGCAAACTTATATCAATATAACTTTCAAAAGTTATTCGCTCAGCAGGTGTTGGTGGCATAAATTCAATATCAAATACAATGTGTCCGTTAGCAATTTCAGTAGCAGGATTTTTATCTGCATTATACGAACATTTACCGTCAATCAACGCACCTCTGCCTATTAAAGTTCTAATAAATGAATTGACTGTTTCTGTTATAGATTCGATTAGTCCGTTATCAATTGGATAATCTATAAACTGCAACATTGAATATTCAACACTTTCATGAAGAATATCCGCTGTTCTTCTAATATTTATAAAGTTAGTAACATACGTTGAACTTGGATATGCCGCAGACCTGTTTCCCCAAGTCTTATAACCTGAACCGTAAGAATTAAAAACAGTTACAATTCCTGCTTCGTTTAAAGTATTAACTTCGCTTGTTGGGTCATTTATCATAGATGTTAGCTGTTTTTCAACTCCAACAATTCCTTGAATTTCAGTATTAGAAGGCGACCAGTGATAGCCTTTGTCTAAATCTTTGGCGGCAATTACTCCTGCTAATCTTTGAGAGTAAGGTTCTAAAATATATGAATCGGTGTTAGAATCATAAACTTTCAAATGAGGATAGCAAAGGACAATTCGGTCAGATGATGTGTAAAAGTTTATTGTTCCATTTTCGCCACGACCTTTGATTGCATCTTGAACAGTCGTTCCAACTGGAGCATCAACAATTCCTATAGCACGAATACTATCGCAAATAACTTGCATTGCTGAAACAACAGCTGTATCTTCGCAATAAACAGGTGCAATAATAGTTTTAGGGAAATAACCAAACAAAGAATAGCAATCCTTAAATGCTTGCATTCCAGTTCTTTTACCTGTTGTTGCATCAACAGAACCTATAATGTCTCCTTTGGTAACATCAGAAACGGTTTCATGTTTTTCTGGGTCAAAAACATTTACTACTAAAACAACTCCTGCTCCCTGATCGAAAATTGCATCTAATGCTTGAGGAATTGTATAACCGTCTGTTGCAGTTCCAAAGTATTTTGTAGCATCAACATCACTTGAAATTAGTACAGGTTCATTTATTGTCCTATATTCTTCATCAACATTTTGTATTGGTGCTGTCCCAACTAAGCCAATAACAGCAGTTTTAACTGTTCTTATTGTTCTTGCACCTTTTTCTATTTCTATAGTTTCCACACCATGTAAATAACTAGCGGGCATTACATTTCCTCCATTTCTTCAACACTAGGTGTTGTTAGGGTAAAACTGATTTCATATTGCCAAATACCGTTGTTTTCAGATATAAACATTTCTTTTGTCGGTATTAACTTTGAGCAACCGTCTATTTTGTAACCACAAAGAGAAGTTTTAACATTGTCTAAAATTTCATAAATCCCATTGTTAGAACGAAGATTTCTAGCAACTATTGTTATTGCAAACTCCATTTTTTTGTCTTGAGATATAAACCAAATTTCATTAGAGTTTGAGTAACTTCCACCACTGTAACGTACTAAAATCGCACCTACTGGATGTAATAAAATATATTCTTGAGGCTTTTCAGGGAAACCAACAACTTGTAAACTTTTAAAATCTTCTTGCAGTTTAGCTATTATAAAATTCTCAATCTCTTGTATTGTCATTATTTAATACTCAATATTTATTACTTTTTTGCTAAATAACCTGTCAAACGTGGTTTTATTTGTACGATATTCGCCACTTGATTTCACTTCTGAATTTGTGTCGGTTTCAAGAGTGATTACACCTTTTTTCAACTGTTCAAGAGTTTTTATTGCGTTTCGGTAATTTTCTATTATTGTTTCAGGAATATCTGTATAAATTCGTCTTGAATAAAGTCTATAAATACTCAAATCGATTGCAACAACTCTCAATAAAGGAAACTGGGTATTTAAGGGGAGTGTATATTTTCCCCTCAAATACCCGTCAATAAGGGTAGAGGAGTAAATAAGAGCTTCCTCAACAACGACAGTGTCAACGGTTTGTTGACTACAGTCGTCATTTGTCAGCTGAATAAGAGAAGTAGTACCTATTTGAATTTCTATATCTTCAGGAGTACAATAAATCGACATTAGAAACCTCTTGCAATTCTTACTACTTCACCTTCAGATGCATCGTCTAGTGCGTACCCATTTACAGCATCATCTGAGGTTGCAATAACTGCTCTCCCAGAATTATCTGAAGTTACATCTGAACCTTTTGTAATTGTTCCACCTGCTACAACAAGTAATATTCCAAGAATAGCAACTGGAGCGAATTGGTCTTTTTCTGTTTCAACATCACAAACGCCATAAGCCTTTTTACCTGCTGAACAAATATCTCCGTCAAAATTTACAAAGACTTGTTTGGGTAAATCAGTATTTGCATTAATAGAATCAATCAATAAAGGTTTATATAATTTTTCTGTCATTATGAATTTCCCTCATTTGCTTTTGTATCTTTATTGACATCAGAACCGTTTTCATCTTTTTGAGTTTTTGATTCTTCTGTTTTATTTTTTGTTGTTTTGTTTTTAGTTAAAGTTTCTTCTTCAAGAGGAGTTATGACATCTTGTAATTTTGTTGCGACAGAATCTGACAATGTGATTTCATCTCCTATCGCATAAAATTGGTTGTCATAAAAAATATTTGTTTTTGTAACAGTGTATTTTTTTGCCATATTCAATTTCCTTTTCTATACGCAATTAGATATTAAAAATCCTGCTTCTGGACCAACCAAAAATGGAGTGTAAATATCCGTTGCTCTAATATATTTAACCTTGTTGCCTTCTTTTTCGTATTCATCAATTTGTAATGAATCTTTTTTACGAACGGTGTAACCAAAAGCAGGGTCATATTGAGTTCTTGAACTCAAATTAGGCACAAACGCAAGGATAATATTATTTCCCCATACTCTTTGAAATTTATTATTTGCATCTGAGTAAATAGTTTTTCCAACAAGGATATTTTCAACTTCAAAGAAACTTTTTAAAATATCTAAAGTAATAATTTTATTAGATGTACTTGCTATCATATCTTTCAATGACACATTTCTTTTTAAAGCTGTCCACACTTCTTGACCCATAACAAGAGTATTGGGGTCTTGTCCAATTTGTTGTGAAACTTGCTCTTTTGCCTTATCTATAATTGTTACAGGATCTGATTTTGGGTCAGAAAATTTACTTGAACCTGTCAAAGTGGCTTTGTTATCGTCTGAATAATTGTCAGGATTTTGAACTAAATCTGCACATTGTTTTTCATGTTTTAGATACAAGCCTTGAGTAACTACATTTGTTGCGTGAATTTGTAGTTTGATTTTTTCGGCTTCCTCTTCTTCACGATAATCAATCGGATAAGCTAAATCATGTTCTTTTAATGTTGCTGTATGTTTTTTAAATCCTTTTGGAGAAATAACATTTGAATTAGCTCTAATTGCACGTTCAGTATCATATACTTGGAATGCTTCTTTGTTAAATTCAAATATATCTATTTTTTCCTTTTCAGAATGGATTGTTGGAAACAAATGTTGAGCAATAAAAGAATTGTTACTATAACCTCTTGCAATCTCTGATAAATAGGCATTTATCCTTAATTCTTCGAGTCTTCCCATCTATATCTCCTTTGTATTAACTTTTAATAGGGCTTCCTTGAATGAAATATTTTCTTCTTGAGCAATAGTTTTTGCTTGATTAAATATTTCAACACTTTCTTCATCTGCATCAGCATATTTAATTTCGTCATTTGACTTTTTCTTCCCGTTTTTCAAAGCAATTTCTTCAAATTCCACTTGTTTTGGAAGTGCTGATATAAACGATTTAAAAATATCGATGCTGTTGGAGGACTCGTCAAACCTTTTAACGTTATCCAAGTCCTGTAAAATAGAAAAAACAGCATCTTTATTAGCAGGAGTAAGAATACCTGCACTAATCTGTTTGTCGATAAATTCATTAAAGTCCTTATTTCTAAGACTATCTTTAATGTCTTTTAACTCCTTAGCCAGTTCGTCTTTACCTTCTGCTTGATTCTTAAATTTTTCAACTTCAATTTTTAAATCCTTAACTTGGTCTTTTAGGGATTTAATAGTTTCATTTTTCTTTGACTGTTCTTTAAATTGAGCAACTTGTTTTTCTAAATCAGAAATTGTCGATTTTAATTCTTCAATATTTTCTTCTGAATCATCATCTATCTGAGCTTCAAAAATATATGTTTCAGATTCCCCTTCTTTAAACTCAACAGCTTGCATTCCTTTAACTTGAGGAATACTTGCTCCCAAGAAAGAAACAGCCTTTAAATATGGCTTTTTACCTTCTAACTCTTTATAAATCTCTACTGATATTTTTTTA